AGCACACTGGCTAGCTAATATGAAAGCAGGCCGTGCTAAAAAAAATAAATAAGTGTATGAAAATCAAAGAACTTTTAGAAACAGCTACAGCAGGTGCTACAAGTGCCGGTATGGGGGCTACTTTGATCAAAGGGGGTACTGGCTCTAATGTAGGTACACTATTTGGCGGCAGTTTTAAACAGAATAAAACCACTAAAAAGAAGTCTAAGACTTCCGACGAATCTATTATAAGAAGATAAATATACTTATGGACCTAGAAAAACAACCAGTCGACGATCACGAAGCCAAAATGGCCAGAGCTGAGCTTTACAAGCTCAATCAGTATTCTGCCAAATTGTTTAAACTGATCGGAGAAAACGATGAATTAGATGGCTGGGTTCAATCAAAAATTACCAAAGCTGCTGATTATATCAGCTCTGTATATCATTATATGGAATATGAAAAAATGGCAGCTAGTCAAGTCGAATCGGGACCTAGAGATTTTGAAGAATCTCTACAAAACGAAGTTAAACAAAGCCTCAAAGAACAGTGGCTGAACAGAAAAAATCAAGGAAACTAAAATGGACTTTAAAGCAATACTAAGCAAACTTGACGGAATGGAAGCACCGCCGACAACTCCTGCAGCCCCTGTGTTAGACAAAGCTGTGCAACTCAACGAAGATGCACAACTTCGTGTTCTAGCTGGACAAACAACTTATGTTGCAGAAGCCAAGAAGAAGAAAGACGAAGAAGTTAAAGAAGAAAAATCGTCCACCGGCGGAACTATTGATCGTTCGAAGAAAGGCGTAACCAAACATACACAAAATCCCAATCGTTTCAGTGATGAACCGCATTCGGAACCTGCCAGCAAGGCTAAATCACAAAGTGCAGCAGACAAGGCCGACGACAAGGCCGCAGCCAAAGCCCATGCCAAAGACAGCAAGGACTATGAAAAAGCACACGGCAAAGGTTCAGTAACTCGTGTTAAAGATGGCAAGAAAGTAGAAAGCATTGAGCCAGAATTCAAAAGCAAGTTCATGAAGATGGTAGAAGCCAAGAAAGAAGAGGCTGACAAAAAGAAAGCTGATAAGAAAAAGAAAATGGACGAAGGTGCAAAGCCAGACTTTTTAGATCTTGATAAAGACGGTGACAAGAAAGAGCCAATGAAAAAGGCTGCTGGCGAAAAAGGTGGTGATGACAAAACTGCAGATAAAAAAGGTCTTTCAGACAAGCAGAAAAAACTTCCTCCCGGTCTACAAAAAGCCATTGCCAAGAAGACCGAAGGTAAAATGATGCCTAAAGGCAAAAAGCAAGCAGTAAAAGAAAGTATAGAAACAAATTTATCATTTAAAGAAATGATGGCACTGGTTGTTGAAAGTGGTGGTCAACAACAAATTGATCCAGTTGACAATCAACTGTGGGCCTGGGCTCAACGTGTTGCTAGAACAAAAATTGGAGAAGGCATGAAAGCTGATGTTTATGCTGGCATGGTCTATGAGCGTATGGGTGGTGCATTTGAAATGTACGATGTACTCAGCGAACAACGTAGATAATACTTCCAATAAGTATCTAAAAGCCGGCAATTAGTTGACCGGCTTTTTCTTTGACTATATAATAGTTCTATAGGAGAGAATTATGTCTACAAGAATGTACGGTCCCGAAGAAAAAGCAAAACTAGAAAGATTAATTAACGAAGGCGGAAATGTGCTTCGTGAAATTGAAGACCTATCAGAAGGCCTAAAAGAAACTGTAAAAGCAGTTGCAGAAGAACTACAAATCAAACCGTCAGTTATTAACAAAGCAATTAAGATTGCACACAAAGACAATTGGAAAGATCACGAGCAAGAATGGAACGACATTGAGATGATTCTCGGTGTTACTAAACGTCTACCAGAATGATCAATACCATATTCGGACCAACAATACAATGGATTAAAGATGACTTTAAGTCTAACCCAATTCGTTTTGTTGTTGAGCTGTTTGCTTGGGCTATTAGTATTGGTTGCAGTATTACTATGGCAGTCACAGTCCCCACTCCGCCGCTTCTTACTCTTTATCCCATTTGGATTCTTGGTTGTGCTATGTACGGTTGGGCTGCTTGGACTAGGAAATCTTTTGGTATGCTGGCTAACTATTGTTTGCTAACCGCAATTGATACTGTTGGCCTCGTTAGAATGATAATTAATTAAATATACAATAGATGGTAAGCTGGGCCATAAACCGCACATTCGGTATTTGTCTGCCACAAAAGACATAGGAGAAAAATTTGAGTTACGTAGACGCTTTCTATAATAGAGAGCAGGATATGATCAATGTTGTTGAACGCAATGATAAAGGCGAACGACATTATAAAGAATACCCTGCCCGTCATATATTTTATTACCCAGATGCCAAGGGTAAATTCACAAGTATTTTTGGACAACCTCTTTCACGAGTAAGTTCAAAAAACGTCAAAGAACATCGCAAAGAACTTGCAATTCATTCAAACAAAAAACTTTTTGAAAGCGATATCAATCCCATTTATCGCTGTCTAGAAGACAACTATCTAAATGTTGATGCACCTAAACTAAATGTAGCATGGTTCGACATTGAAGTAGACTTTGATCCAGAACGTGGCTATGCATCACCTGAAGATGCGTTTATGCCAATTACTGCTATTGCTGTCTACCTACAATGGATGCAGACTATGGTCTGTTTGGCCATTCCTCCCAAGACATTAAGTATGGAAGAGGCTAAAAAGCAAGTTGAAGAATTTCCTAACACGTATTTGTTTGATAACGAAGCAGATATGTTAGACATGTTCTTGGATCTAATACAAGATGCAGATGTACTAAGTGGTTGGAACTCAGAAGGCTTTGATATTCCTTACACAGTTAATCGTGTGGCCAAAGTTCTAAGTAAAGAAGATACAAGACGTTTTTGTTTGTGGAATCAATTTCCCAAGAAGCGTGAGTACGAAAAATACGGTAAGGCCGCTGTCACGTACGATCTTATTGGTCGTGTACACTTAGACAGTCTTGAACTGTATCGCAAGTACACATATGAAGAACGCCATACCTATCGACTGGACGCTATTGGCGAGATGGAAATTGGTGAAAACAAGACTGTGTACGAAGGTACACTTGATCAGTTATACAACAACGATTTCCGTAGATTCATCGAGTACAACAGACAAGACTGTATGCTGTTGGAAAAGCTAGACAAGAAATTAAAGTTTCTGGCTCTTGCTAACACACTGGCACACGAATGTACTGTTCTACTACAGACCACAATGGGTGCTGTTGCAGTTACGGAACAGGCCATTATCAATGAAGCTCACAAGCGTGGCATGATTGTTCCCAATAGAATAAGTCGAGAAGAAGGCTTTAGTAATCAAGCCGCTGGTGCTTATGTAGCCTATCCCAAAAAAGGCATTCACGAGTGGATTGGTTCGTTAGATATTAACTCACTATATCCGTCAGCAATTCGTGCTCTAAACATGGGTCCGGAAACTATTGTTGGTCAGTTGCGTCAAGATGGCACTAAAGATTATATTGCTGCTGAAATTGCCAAAGGTAAATCATTTGCATCCGCTTGGGAAGGTATATTTGGTTCATTGGAATATGCCGCGGTATTAGAACGAAATGTTGGTCGAGAAATTACTATCGACTGGGAAGATGGCGGAGTAGATACACTTAGTGCTGCTCAGGCCTATGATCTAATTTTTGAAAGCAATCAGCCTTGGATGCTAAGTGCTAACGGCACAATCTTTACCTATGAGAAAGAAGGTATCATTCCTGGCTTGTTAAAACGTTGGTATGCAGAACGTAAAGAAATGCAGGCCAAACTAAAAGATTGTATTGCAGCCGGTAACAAGATTGAAGAAGAATACTGGGACAAGCGTCAGTTGGTCAAGAAGATTAACTTGAACAGCCTGTATGGTGCTATTCTTAATCCCGGTTGCAGATTCTTTGACAACCGTATTGGACAATCAACTACACTAACAGGTCGTGCCATTGCTCGTCATATGGCAGGTAAAGTAAATGAAATTATTACCGGAGATAATGATCATATTGGCAAAGCGATCATCTACGGTGACACAGACTCTTGTTACTTCTCAGCGTATGCTACGTTAAAGAAGGACATTGAGAAAGGGGCTATTCCTTGGAGCAAGGAATCTGTTGTTGAACTTTACGATACTATAGGAGAAACTGTTAATGGAACTTTCCCAAAATTTATGCAAGATGCGTTTCACTGCCCGAAAAGTAGGGGAGAAGTCATCAAAGCAGGTCGCGAGATTGTTGCAAGCAAAGGATTGTTTATCACCAAGAAACGATATGCCGTTCTCTACTACGACAAAGAAGGAAAAAGAGCAGACACTGGGGGTGCTCCTGGCAAAATCAAAGCAATGGGACTTGATTTAAAAAGATCTGATACTCCTGTTGTGATTCAAGATTTTCTCAGCGAAGTGCTTACTAGAGTGCTCAATGGCGCAGGAAAAGAAGAAGTGTTAGAATATATTACTAATTTTCGCACCGAGTTCAAAACTCGCCCAGGATGGGAGAAGGGTAGTCCAAAACGTGCTAACAATATTAGTGAATATCGCGACAAAGAAAAGAAAGCAGGCAAGGCCAATATGCCGGGACACGTTCGAGCTAGTCTCAATTGGAATACCCTAAAACGTATGATGGATGACAAGTACTCTGTAGCTATTACAGATGGCGCAAAAGTCATTGTCTGTAAGATCAAAGATAATCCTATGGGATATACATCAGTTGCCTATCCGGTAGATGAACTTAGACTACCGCAATGGTTTAAAGACTTACCTTTCAACGATGCTGAGATGGAAAATGCAGTCATCGATGAAAAGTTAGAAAACTTAATTGGAGTCTTAGAATGGGACATCAGTTCAACTCGCAGTGACAACACATTCGCAAAACTTTTTGACTTTGAGTAAATTGCGGTTGCTTTTTACTCTAGATCTAAATATAATCTTAATATACAGGAGAACTTTCAATGAAAGACATTTTACAAGATATCGTATCGCACACACAGAACCTAGGCTTCTTAACCACAGTTAAAGTCACCGGTGATCAAAATAAAACTGTGATCAATTCAATGGCTGATGACCGTTCAGTGATTATGGAAGCTGAAACTGCTGCACCATATCCGGATATGATGGGTGTATTTGGTATGCCGCAACTAAACAAATTAAAATATTTGTTAGACGGTGCTGAGTACAAAGAAAATGCTAAAATTAGTATTACTACTGCAGATCGCAATGGCGAAACAATTCCAACAGGCTTACACTTTGAAAACAAAGACGGCGACTTCAAGAACGACTATCGTTTCATGAACACAGAAATCATCAACGAAAAGATGAAGACTGTCAAGTTCCGTGGCGTTAAGTGGGATGTAGAGATCGAGCCAACAGTTAGTGCTGTGCAACGTTTTAACTTTCAGGCAGGTGCTAACAACGAACATCCAACATTCTTGGCAAAAACTGATGGTGATAAATTAAAATTTATCTTTGGAGATGCTTCAACACACGGCGGCGAATTTATTTTTGCAATGGGTGTAACTGGTAAATTAGATCGCGGTTGGACTTGGCCAGTGTTGCCAATCTTGAGCATTCTTAAGATTGCAGATGTCAACAACACCAAGATGTCATTGTCAAATGAAGGTGCTATCCAGATCACTCTAGACAGCGGACTTGCTACTTACAAATATATTATTCCAGCACAGGCAGCTTAAATGAAACAACCCGTTGATTTAACACCTTTGCAGAAAGACTACGCAGTCTATTTGCCTGCAATCAGTAGTTTTTATAGTACTTACATTGCAAAACAACGTAAGGAAGAGTTTGTACCTAAAGATCGTATTCCAGTAGGATTTGATCGTGGTATCGAAGGTATGAACTTCTTAAATCCAGAACAAGGTTACTTCTATTACAAATATGGATTGTATTCAGCAGGTCATGCACAGTTAGATCTTACTAAAACTATGGATCACGACTCTATGATTCAGCAACGTGATCGTAGTAAGACAATGATTCTAGGTGACTCTGGTGGTT